AAGTTACCGTTAGCCAGAGCAGTCTTGAAGTGCTCTCGGATGTCTTTGACTTTAAGAGTTGGCAGTAGCATCGGGCTTCTTTCGGTTAGGACGGTTGAGGAAGTCGCGCTTGGGATCCTGGCCATCGATGCCACCACGGATGAACGAGACGGCAAAGGATGAGTAATTGATCAGATCTTTAGCGGAGTCTTCGAGAGACTCGAAGTTAGGATTGTAGTTTGGATCGTTTTCCATCGCTTCGAGAACAGAACGCATACGAAGGATCTTGGTATGCATGATGTCAAGGATGGAAGCAAAGCCGCGAGGATAGTAGTCAGCCTGGCGGATCGTGCTGTTAGGATTCTGATAGTCGTTAGACTTCTTGAGTTGCAGCTCGGCACACTCGTGGAGAACTTTGATGGATTCCTTCATAAGCTTAGATCTTAAACAGTGCGGGACAAAAGTAAATCACTTTTGATGAATTTTGAATTAGAATCGGCTCGGAGAAACTTCGCCAATTCTGTATTGACTTCTGAGTGGATCAGGTTCATCTCGGAGATCGGCAAGCAATACATGCGCCGCCCCTTTGATGTCGTGGATGTCCACCCTCCTCGGCGGTCAACGCATTCATACACCTTAATCACGTCGTTCCTGGGTATTTCCACAAAGATCAGACGATCGACCTTCATGCATTTGTTGAAATTAGTCTTCTTGGCCAGATCTAAAGTGAATGCGTTTTCAGCATACCATGGTACCTGAGTCTTGACTTCGACTTCGGTTCCATCCCCTGTCGTCATATCCTTCTCGGAGTCATACTTATTCATGGAACGAATTGCGTTGAGCAATTGCGCCACGAAATCTTCTCCTCGATCTCCGTTTCTTTCGAGATTCGTTTTTCTAGATGAGTTCATATTAGACGTAGGAACGGGGAGTCCAGCCGTTAAGACGGCGGGGAAGACCGAGAGCGCTGCGCACTTGATCGTCAGACGCCACGTAGGTCTTGCCGTCTTCATTGCAGCGGAGGCTGAACGGCTTCGAGTAGCGAGCCTTCTTGTAACCGGCAAGCTTGAACGTCTTGCCACCGATCGCGATCGTCTTCTCGAGGTGCTCAGGAAGCAGGCCGAGGTTGATGATGTTGCGGCGGAGCATTGAAGCCTCGCTGTCAATGACCTCGCCGTTTGAGGCGACGGTTGCGATCTCGATCTTCAGGTTGGCGGAGGAGTTGCTGTACCGGCAGCCACCGGTCTTGATGACGATACCGTAGCGGTTCTCGATATCCTTGAGGGCAAGCGCGATTTCGACGCGAAGAGTCTCGACGTTCTGAGCAGTGAGGGTGGTAATCTTAGGCATGAGAACATAGTACTAAGTCCTCTGCAAATGTACAGCACTTTGAATTACCTAAGTTGTTGATTACCAACAGTGGTGTAAGTCATTGATGGGCAGTGCGATAGGCGTACTCAATGGCGCGTTCTGCCTCGGTCTTCAGCGGTCGGTTCTGATAGATCCTCGAGGTCTCAGCATCAAGTTGCCGGACTAATTCTGCCACCTCACCGGACGAGATTGGGTACTTCTGTCTGACGGCGTTGCAGGCAATACTCGTCATGATCTTGTAGATCATCAGATAGCGTCCAGATCCATCCGTATTGGCGATGGTGCGGTACTGGTTAACGAGCTTGCGGTTCATGAACGGACAGTCTCGGTAGGACGTCCAGCTCACGTCACGATTTGTCATCTTCTCCTTTTCCATCTCAAGGATAGCCTTCTGAATGCTGTCCGGAAGTCGTTCCATGAAAGACTTCCCTTGCTTGTTGATGTACGGGTAAAACGACATGAGTTCATGCGGATTCATGAATTTACCAGGATTGGTGAAGATGAAATTGTGAGCATTCGGATACTGAGCCGGTACGTAGTACATGCGGCTCAGATCCTTTGTTTGCTCATCGGCCATTCCACCGAAGTGCTTGTTGAGAGCGTACCAGAAGTGGCGTATGTCCTTATTCCCGACAGGAGACTCCAGCGGAAACACCACTCGGAACTTCGGCTTCTCCTCAGTTGAGGAGGCAGTAGAATAGCAGACAAAGTAGAAAGGCCGATAAGGCTCTAGCATTTCATCCAGAGCCTTATCGGCACGATCTACGTCTAATGCAGCCCAACCAGCCCACTCGACCACGTTCGCATTTGCACGCGTGGTGTTTACAGTGTAAACAGCAGGAGAGATGAGAGGAGAAGCTTTCTTGCTCCTCTCACCCTTCTTAGGCTTGCGGCCGGGTTGCTTCGAGAGCTGGTAAAGAAGCTTCTCGAAACTGGCCCAGTCGGCGAAGTCCATTCTCTTCTCGGTCTTGTTGTCGAAGATCGAGTTGAAGATGGTCAGGCTATAGGTCATTCTAGACGATGGAGAAGACCGACATTATCACGGTGTGACGGTGCAGCCCAGCCTTCAGGCTTGATCAGATCCGGCAAACCAAGAGGATTCGGTCTGCTGGCTTTGATGCCAACCTGCTTTGCCATGTTTGCAGCATGAACTCTGTCCCACGCGATGTAAGGATCGATGTCCAAGGCATTCAGAGTTCCAATGGCGACCACGCAGAGATCGATCAGAGCGTCCGTGACGTCTTCCATCTCATTTGTGTTCTTCATCTCATCCAGTTCCTCCTGTAGGAACCGAATGCGGAACTCAAGGAAGGCCTTGAGCTTCTCAGGATCCATCTCGCGTACGACTTCGTTCACGCCGAACTTGGCGTGCATGTCGGCAATATCTTGTGGCCAGTTCTTAGACATTTGCAGATCCCTTTGGCTCCTCTGGGAGATCGGAGCTGAAATTGAATTCAGTCTGGACATTCGGAGTTGGATCTGTCGTCTGAGTGTCAGGCTCTGGCTGATCATCCTGAGGATAACCGAATTCAGCTTCGTCGTGCTCGACAAACTGAATAGTTCCATTGTCAAGATAGAAGCCGCAGCCCTTCAGGAAGTCCTGAAAGGACGTGCAAAGCTGATCTACTGTGAGATCATCTACGTCTAGTTCGAGGGTGACGGTCTTGGCTGGAGCATAGTACTCTCCATCCCAGCTCTTGCGCTCTGGCGTGGTTAGTGTGAATATGTAGGACATATTGGTATCTTATTTGGTTGTGGTTGGATGTAAATCAAGAAAAGAATTCTTCGAGGCTGGATGTTTGCTCGCGCTTCCAGCCGATTGCATCGAAGATGATTTCCAGAGGATCGAGGTACGTCTTCTCGAACTGAGTGTCATAGTCGACGTAAGTGTGAAGCCCGAGTTCCTTCGGAAGGATGTCCGAGAATGAGATGACGTTCTCCTGGATCGGATTCGGCGTCCGAAGGTAAATGAACTTGATCTTCTCACCGTTCTTCAGGAGCTGGTACTTATTCTCCAGCCCACGATCCCTGAGCATTCGGTTGAACAGCAGGCAACCGCGTACGTGAATCGGAGTGCCAGAAGCATAGATGTCTGCCACACGAGCATATCCAGAGATGTCTGAGGCCGATCGAGGGAAAGCCACGTCCTCGGGAGGTAGACTAAAGAAGTGTTCACGGAACTTAGCCACCTCTTCTTGGGCTTCGACCTCTGTCTTCGTCATGATTACTTCAAACATCTTCTTGAGAGCATCGCGGCAGACACCAGGAGTCGAAGACTTGACGGCTTCAATACCCATCACCTTGATCTTCGGCTTAGCATACTGAACACCCTCGTTGTTGTGGACATTCAGGATGTAACGCTTCTTGGCAGTCCATATGCCACGATCGGCGATGGCCTCGCGTTTCATCCCCATACGGTTCTCAGGGCAGTTCATCTTCTTGGCCAACTCGTCATAAGCCTTCTTGAAGATTGGTTCCATTCCCTTACCGCAAAACTCATCGAGGAACTTGACAGGATTCTTCGGTGAGAACATCTGGATGATCCGATCCATCGAGACGTACACTGAGTCGGTATCGATCGCCACCACAAAGTCGATCGGTTTATCGTTGGTTCCCAGGACGTCATTGAGGTACTCATTGACTGCCTTCTCGGCCCAACGAATGGCAAGTTGGCCTGACAGGGTCACGGCCTCCGCCACACGAAGGTCAAAGTAACGGAAGTGCTTGTTGCCAAGAGCACCGTAAAGTGAGTTCAGCAAGATCTTCACCGCCATCTGCTGGTTCTCCAGGCGAGTGATGTTCTTCTCGCAATCTACTCGTGCAGACTTGTCATCCTTAGAGATCGTCTCAAGACGCTTCTTCTCGGAGATCATCTCTTTCTTGAGGCGGACCCGGCGGTCGTAGATCTCACTGATGATTCGCGGAATGACACCTTTCTTCTCCGGAGAGAAGTGGGTTCCGTTGGCAGCCATGATGGCATTCGAGATGTCACCACTGTATGGTCGATTCTCCAGGATCACATCAGGATTCATGTCAGGAATGAGAACCGGTAGGATGGTCTCAGGAGACATGTTGTACTGGATGATCAGGTTCGGGTACAGAGAGTTGAGGTCGAACGAGCAGATCCAGTTATGCATGCCGACCTTCGGATCCTTGACGTAACCGCCGGCGAATTGAGTCTTGGCTTGCTCTTTGGGCTGAGGGATCGTGATGGCCTTTCTGGCCAGATCACGGAAGATGATGGAGTCCCAGATCGCAGTCGTTCCAAGTGTGTCAGAATAGTTCACGCCGCCCATGTACGCTAGAGTCATGACCAACGTAATGAGTCCGAGCTTGTCCTCCAGGCGGTCAACAATGTCTACGTCCTTGATGTTGTAATCGACGAACTTCTGAAAGTTATGTTCGTACAGATTGGCCAAAGATCCATACTCGGCATAGGATAACTTGGCATCACCTAGGACGACGTGGGCAATGTGTCCGAGTTTGTAAGACTCCTGCTGACCATACGTGTTAAGTGTGAACTTCTGAAACAGATCGAGATAGTCAAGCTGTGAGATGCCAAGAATATCGAACATCTTGACCTGACGACCTTTGATCGAGACCTCACGAGGTTCGACTGAACCCCAAGGGGAAAGCTTCTTGGTCATATCAGGACCAAAGACTCGCTCGAGACGATTCACGATGTATGGAATATCGAAGAGACGTGTGTTCCAGCCTGTCAAGATATCAGGAGTGTTCTGAGGAGTTGAGAACCAAACCACAAAGTTGGCCAACATGTCCTTCTCAAAACGGAACTGCCGATACTTCACTTTGCCCTTGTAGATCGACTGCTCCTCGTCAAACTCTTTCAGACCCCAGATGTGGAAGATCCCATCGATGTTGTTCTTGATAGTGATCGTGCTGATCGCATGAGCGGCATCCTCGGGCTTTGGAAAGCCGTCGTTGGAGATCACCTCAATGTCAAGTGAGGCGACATTGATGATGGATCGATCAAAGTGAATCTCGTCAGGGAACTTCTCCTGCAAGAACTGGCAGATGTAACGAGTATTCCCGAAGATCTTAAACGTGTCGATTCCTTCGTACTTCTCGATGAACTCCTTTGCGTCCTTCATCGAATCGAACTTATGAGGCTCGACCGGTGTTCCGTCAAGGGCAGTCCAGGTCGTCTTCTTTAACTTAGAAGGCAAGAACAAGGTGGGTTTGAACCTGACCTTCTCCTGAACTCGGTTACCGTTCTTGTAACCACGGTAGAGGATGTTCGAACCGAATCGACTGACGTTGGTGTAGAAATTCACGCTCCTAGATCCTAGCACAAAAAAGGCCGGTCGTACACATAAAAGTGCCGACCGGCCAGGTTATTTACTCAGCCGAGTCAGTCCTTCAGAAAACCCTTCTTGGTCTTCACTGGAGTATTGATCTCGATTTTCTTCGGGCGTTCATCTTCCGGCACGACGCGCTCGAGGTTGACAGCGAGAATTCCGTCTCCCAAGTTTGCGCCTGTGACCTGGACGTGTTCACCCAGGGTAAACGTGCGGACAAACTCACGGGAAGAGATTCCCTTGTGAGCGTATTCGCGCGTATCTTCTTTCTTGCCGGTCACAGTCAGGATGGAATCCTTTAGCTGGATATCCAGATTTTCCTGCTTGAAGCCTGCAACCGCAAGCTCGATGATGTAGTTGTCATCATCGACTTTTACCACATTATGTGGCGGATAGTTGTTCTGAGCACCGAGCTGGGCTCGTGTAAGCTCATCGAACAGTCTATCGAATCCCACGAAATTTGCACGTGGGAAGTTAAACGAGGTTGTCGTGTATTGTGTCATCTTAGTTTCCTCCAATTAAGCGAGGTTATGTCTGTCTCCGCCGACCCCGATCGGGCATCAACGGTTGTTGGCGGGATTGCCAACAAACTTATTTATCTGACTTCGTGTTGCCGATAGAATACTTTGGCAACAGTTCCCAGTTAGCCTTCTCCCTGTGCGGGATGATCTTGATCTGCCTCAGGGGAGCCTTATCCTTGGACTGGTCCGGATTTACGATTGAAACCAGACCCCAATCAGAAAGCAGAGTAGCAATAGTGTTTCTCCGTTGGAGATCATTGACTGTGAGATTGGACGGCTTGCCATCCAATAGAAAAAGTTCTTTGAAGTGGACAATGAAGTATCTCCCTTGTTTGTGAAGGATGTGACAGGATTGGTAGAGCTTGTTCGTTTCTTTACGAGACGCCACACCGATGCGAGTGAGAGTTTCTCTAACTTTAAGAAAATCATCTGGCTCAGACAACGTGATCTCCAGCATCATAGCTGGAGTCCATTCAACTGGAGTCTCCTCGATGCTTAGATTTGGCTGTGTTGGTTTGCTGGTTTCCACCTGTGTTTAGTTTACGTTTGAGATCTTCGATTTGCGAAGCACTCAAGATCGACAGGGCAGCTTTGGCCTTTTCATTACTGTAGCCATAGTATTCCTTAACAATCAAGAGGTCATCGTGCTCGTGGGGTTTAAGCCACTTGCTAAAGCGTTTCCGCTTACGAACACTATTTATGCAGAAGTCGAATTGGAGTCGGTTATCCAGATGATGATTCCGATTCATCTCATTCGCTATCAGGATGGTGTCTACGAAATAGGACAGACCTCGATTTACCATGAATGGAAGGTATTGCTTCTCAGCAAT